GGGGGTTACTACTGTAACTGCAGCTTGGTTATCTAAAAAATTACAATTAGCTAAACCTGAGAATCCTGAAAGAGTATTGCTTATCGCGAATAAGCGTGATACTGCGGTGGAAATGGCTAATAAGATTAGAAACTTTTTAGATCAATGGCCTGAATGGATTAACGTTGGATTTTCACCTGATAAAAACTCAGAAAGTAGATTTAGATTAAATAATGGTTGTGAGGTTAAAGCGGTTGCAACTTCACCCGATGCATTACGTGGTTATACACCTACAATACTTGTATTTGATGAGGCCGCTTACATTGAAGCTGGGGAGGATTTTTGGTCCGCATCTATGGCGTCATTGTCAACAGGTGGTAAAATCATTCTAATCTCAACACCGAATGGATATGACCCAATTTATTATGGAGTTTATGATCAAGCAATTCGTAAGATGAACGATTTTCATATTACGGATTTGAGATGGTTCAAAGACCCTCGTTACACGAAAGATTTATGTTGGGTTAAATGTGATGACATTGTCCATTATATGTTGAACAGAGAACAATATAATGATGATGAAGTAGTGAAGTATGATTTAGATTTAAAAGATTATGTAAAACATTTTGAAGATGGTTACAAACCTTTCTCATCTTGGTTTGAAAAGATGTCTAAAAAATTCTTGTATGATAGACGTAAAATTGCTCAGGAATTGGAATGTGATTTCCTTGGTTCAGGAGATGGTGTAATTCCTAGTGAAGTTCAAGAAAACATTGCTAAAAATATGATTCGTGTCCCAATCGAAAAATATATGCAAGGTACTATGTGGCAATGGAAAGAACCAATACAAGGACATCGATACATTATGGGTGTAGATGTGAGTAGAGGTGATAGTGAAGATTTCTCATCAATTAATATTGTTGATTTCGATGATAGAGAACAAGTGGTTGAGTATATTGGTAAAATACCACCAGATGATTTAGCTGCAATCGCGTATAAGTGGGGTATTCTTTACAACGCATTTATTGTGATAGATATAACAGGAGGTATGGGTGTTGCAACATCAAGAAAGTTGCAAGAAATGAATTATAAAAACTTATACATAGATGGTATTAATGTTCAAAACAAATGGGAATATAATGCCAAAGCAATGGAAAAAATTCCGGGTATCAATTTTAACAATAAACGAACACAAATCGTAGCTGCTTTCGAAGAACAATTAAGAAAAGAATTTATAGTGCGTTCAAATAGATTATTGAATGAATTGAATACGTTTGTTTACATCAATGGTCGTCCTGATCATATGAAAGGTGCTCACGATGATGCAATTATGAGTTTATCTATGGCTTTATATGCTGCAGACATTTGTTTCAATCAATTGGAAAGAAACGAAGCCGCAAGTAAAGCGATGATGAATTCTTGGGTAATGACGGAAAGAACATATGAAACAGAAAAAACATTTTATTCTTATGGCACTAGTTTGGATATGGTTGGTTCAATGACAATGGACCCAAGTTTCTATCATAGAGATAATCCATTGAAAATGGGTGAACAAGCTTATAAAGAACATTCTTGGTTGTTTGGTAACCCTAATAAAGGTTTAAAAAGATAATTAAATTGTTTATATTATAATCAAAAGTATTTATATACATGGCTAATCAGAATCAAGATATAACTGTATTTCAGAAGTTAACCAGAATGTTTGGTTTTCCAGGTCAAAAAAGACCTCAACCACAACAAACTATTAATTTTAGTAAAGATGAGTTATTAAAAACGGATAGTAGAGAAGAATATGAAAAAGCAATGTTGCAAGCGCAACAAAGCCAATACATTGCAGATAAATGGACAAAACTTGACCAATCTTTATACAATCAATCGGTTTATTATGAACCAAATAGATTATCAGCATATTATGATTATGAATCTATGGAATTTACACCAGAGATTTCTGCAGCATTAGACATATATGGTGAGGAATCTACAACAATGTCAGAAAAAGGTGAAATCCTTACAATATTTTCAGAATCAGATAGAGTAAAAGATATCCTTAATGATTTATTCAATAATGTATTGGATGTAAATACCAATTTACAAATGTGGGCAAGAGGTATGTGTAAGTATGGTGATGATTTTGTTTATTTAAAAATTAACCCTGAAAAAGGTATCATTGGTTGTCAACAACTACCGAATATTGAAATAGAAAGAATTGAAGGCGCAGCATCTAAAACTCCAAATCAAAGAGATATAAAGGTACCTACAAGAGAATTAAGATTTACTTGGAAAAATAAAGATTTAGAATTCCAATCTTGGGAAGTTGCTCACTTCAGATTATTAGGTGACGATAGAAAATTACCTTATGGTACATCAATGCTTGACAAGGTAAGAAGAATATGGAAACAATTATTACTTGCTGAGGATGCTATGTTAATCTATAGAACATCAAGAGCTCCTGAAAGACGTATTTTTAAAATATTTGTGGGTAATATGGATGATAAAGATATTGAACCATATGTACAACGTGTGGCCAATAAATTTAAAAGACAAGCTGTATCAGATCCAACAAATGGTAATGTTGATATGAGATATAATCAAATGTCTGTAGACCAAGATTATTTCATTCCTGTTCGTGACCCAGCAGCACCAAGTCCAATTGATACATTACCTGGAGCACAGAATTTAGGTGAAATTGCGGATATTGAATACATCCAAAAAAAGTTATTGGCAACACTTAGAATTCCAAAAGCATTTTTAGGTTTTGAAGAAGTGGTTGGTGATGGTAAAAATCTTGCGTTAATGGATATACGTTTTGCAAGAACAATTAATAAAATACAAAAATCATTAATTCAAGAACTTAATAAAGTTGCATTAATGCATTTATTCTTATTAGGATTAGAAGATGAATTGAATAATTTCACATTATCTTTAACTAATCCATCAGCACAATCTGACTTATTAAGAATTGAACAATGGAAAGAAAAAATAACTCTTTATAAAGATGCGACTTCTGATCAGTCTCAAATAGGTATTTTACCAGTTTCCCATACTTGGGCCAAGAAGAATATTCTTGGGTTCAGTGATAGCGAAGTTATATTAGATTTACAACAACAACGTTTGGAGAGAGCAATTGGTGCTGAGTTAACAGCCACAAACACAATTATTAAACGTTCAGGTATATTTGATGATGTAGATGCTAAATATGGAATTTCTGAAGAAGAAAGAGAAAAATTGGAAGCCAAAGCAAGTACAGCTGCACCAGCAGAAGGAGGAGCACCAGGTGGAGCAGAACCTCCATCGGGCGGAGCTGAACCACCTGCAGGTGGTGAAGAAGCAGCACCATTAAGCGAAGGTTTGAAAACTAAAAAATCTAAAATATTAGGAATGTTGGGTGACGAAAAAGAAAATTTCAAAGATTTATTTGATATGGAAAAGGCTCAACAGAATATTTATGAAATAGAACATAAATTAAACAATCTATTAAACGATTAAAAATGAAATTTGGAGTATTAAAAAGTAAATTATTGAATAAATTAACAGAATCTTATTCAAAAGAAAATAAAAAAGAAATTAAAGACATATTGAACCTAATTGGTGAAAATAAAAATTTCAAAGAAATGTATTTGTTATATGAAGAATTTGAAACGAAATATTTTGAAGATAAGGAAACTGCAAAATATTATGTTGATGAGTTAACTTCTGCATTGAAAGAAAAGTCAAAAGAAATCGAAAAAATTGTTAAAAATATTAATGAATCTATCGGTAGTGTTGAAACAGAAAAAAATGAAATTTACGATATGTTAGATTTATTATCGGAAAATGATACTCTACTGAACATTGATAAAAAAGTGATAGCTAAAAAAGAATTAGTTAATTTTTTAACTACGAAAAAAGAAATTAATGAGTCTACCCCTAAAATTTATTCTAAAAACGAAAACTTATTATTGGCTGTTTTATCTAATAATTTTAATGTTCTTTATAATGATTCTATGAATGAATCTCAAAAGGAAGAGTTTAAAAATATTATGTCAATTTCAACAAAAGATTTAAAAACTAAAACAGTAGAATTACAAGAAACTATTTTAAATAAAGTTAATAATCTTTTGAATGAATCTGATGATTCGGAAATGAAAGAGAAATTGAATAATGTGAAAGATGAAGTTTCAAAAATGATCCCAACGAAGTTTAGTTATTACAAATTAGTACAATTAAAAAATGGTCTTGATTAATCGAGACCATTTCTTTTTGAGTTAATATAGATTGCTTTTAATTTCTCAGTCCTTCTTTTTACAGAGGGCTTAACATATTGTTCCCTGTCCCTTAGGATTTGAACTTGTTTAGTTTTTTGAACTTTACTTTTATAAGTTCTCAACGCAGTTTCTATACTTTTTTCATTTTTTAAATCTACAATAATCATAATAATAAATATGCGGCAAATTTACAACTTTTTTTTTTGGTTTTCCAAATTAAATTCTTTATATTTTAATTATACACCATAAAAGTGATTATAATGAAAAAAATTAATGAAAACAGGTAAATTTATACCCATCGGTACTTACAACGATGTAAAAATCGGTTATGGTACCGTAGATTTCAAAAATCTTAAAACCATTTATCTTAAACTAAATTCTTGGTTACAACCAGAAAATGAAACTGAAGATTTCGATGCAATAATTTCCAAATCAAAACGTAAAATTAAATCATCGATTCATAATTTAAAAAATCCAAATTTCAAACAAGAAAATATTGTTGATTTAGATATTAGAACAAAAGGTATCAAATTAAAAAAGAGGTCATTTATGAATTTGGAGATAACGCTTTATGTTAATGATAAATTCGATATCAAAACGAAGGAAATTAAAAATTTGATGAAAAATATTATGGAAACCATTATTGAAGATGGTTTATCTGATAAAATGTTATTTAATTTTTACAAAACAAAAAAATAGTCCATTATTGAAGTATTTATAGAGATAAATTCTATAAATGAAGGTATTAGGACCAAAAGAAACCGGTAGGGGTATATTAGTTGAATATGACGCAGGTTATGTTTCCCCCGATGAAAATAAACAAATAATACAGGAAATGAAGGATATGGACTTTTCAAAAGACCTTATCCTTTATGCTGTTTTACAGAAATACAACACTCCAAATAAAAACGGGAGAATCTATCCCGAAGCCATTCTCAAAAGAGAGAATGAAAAATACCAAGCCGTTATAAAAAAAGGTGCAGCTTTAAATGAGTTGAACCACCCTTCATCTTCACTAATCGATTTAGATAGAGTATCACATTCTATTTTAGAAACTTGGTGGGAAGGTAAAATGTTAATGGGTAAAATAAAACTTTACACTTCACCAGGTTGGAAAAAAATGGGTATAGTTAGCACAAGAGGTGATCAAGCTGCTATGCTATTAATGAATGGTGCAACATTAGGTATTTCTTCTCGTGGCGTTGGTTCATTAAAACAAGTTAAAGGTGAAAACATAGTTCAAGATGATTTTGAACTAGTGTGTTTTGATTTGGTATCATCACCATCAACTCCTGGTGCGTATGTTTTCAAAGACTTAGCAGATAGAGAACAATATCAAGAAGCAGTTGAAGAAAAACCAGTGGTTGAAGATAGAATGAAACGATTGATGGGCAATTTAAACAGTTTTTTAGCAAAATAAAAGATTTTTTAACGATACAAATATAAAGAAACTAATTTTTTATAATTTTCATAGTATTTATAAGATAACAAAACAAAATTTTTACAATGAGTGAAAAATCAATTTTAGAACAAGCGTTACTTCAAGTACAAAACCTTGAAGAAGCTGTTAAGCAAAATGCAAAAGGTATACTTGCTTCAACTATGAAACAAGAACTAAGCGACTTGCTTAAAGAATCAATGGAAAAAGAGGAAGAGACTCCAATGGAAGAACAACCAGAAGAGAAAGCTCCTGAAGAAGAGGAAAAAGATGATATGACAGACGAAGAAGGCGAAGACGAAGAAGCTAGCGCCGACGATGATGCTGAAAATGATGAAGAAGACCTCGATAATGAACCATCAAAAGGTATTGATGATTTAGATTCTGATTCAGAAGAAGAAGGTGATTCCGATATGGATGATCTTGATGATGCTGGTCACGAAGAAGATCACGATACTATGGATATGACTCACGCTTCTGATGATGAAGTTCTTAAAGTTTTCAAAGCTATGAAACCTGAAGATGGTATCGTAGTTAAAAAAGACGGTGGAAATTTAGAATTTGAAGATGGTGAGGATGAGTATATCATCAAATTAGATGACGAAGAAGCTGAACCAGAAATGGAAGCTGACGAAAATTGGGAGGGTTCTACTGATTCTATGGCACCAATGGAAGGAAATTTCCAAACCAATGGTGATATGGGTGAAGAAGAAATGCCAGCTGAAGAAGAGTCAATGTACGAAATCGAAATGGATGAAGAAGAATACGCAGGAGCTAAGGGTAACCATCCTGATGAATTCAAATACAAAAAACAATCCGGTGGATTCAAAGAAGATAAAAAACACGCCGATCCAGCTCCTCACGCAGGTAAGGTTGGTGACGATGAACCTTTTACAAAAGCCAAAAAAGGTGATGTATTGAAAGGTGGTCACAAAACTGAACCGAAGGAATCAAAAGACCAAGATATGGAAGAAAGTTCACGTACTCTTGGTTATGGATATCACGGTGGTTTAAAAAGTAAAAAAGTTGCTTACGCAGGAAACAAAAGAGAAGAAATGAACGAGTCTGAATTAAAAGGACAAGTTGAAACTTTAAAGAAACAAAATGCCGAGTATAAAAAAGCTTTAGTTCTTTTCAAAGAAAAATTAAATGAAGTAGCTGTGTTTAATGCGAATCTTGCTTATGCAACTCGTTTATTCACTGAACATTCAACAACAAAACAAGAGAAGATGAATATTCTTAAGAGATTTGATTCAGCTTCTACGTTAAACGAATCTAAAGGTTTGTATAACACAATAAAAACTGAATTAGGTACAAAAACTACAGTTACCGAATCAGTTATAAGTAAAATCTCTTCGACTCCACAATCGTCATCTACTGAAGTGCTTTCAGAAGCTAAAGCTTATGAAAATCCACAATTCAAAAGAATGAAAGATTTGATGTCAAAAATAAAATAATAAAAACAAAAACAATACAACAAAATGGGAGCATTATTAGATTCAGGTATGGTTGGTAACATCGGGTTAAAACACTTGAGAGTTATCAAAGAAGATACCATTAAAAAATGGGACGATTTAGGCTTTTTAGAAGGTCTTGACGGTCACCAAAAAGATAACATCGCACAATTATACGAAAACCAAGCATCTTATTTAATCAATGAGGCAGCTGTGTCTGACTCATCTGGTTCTTTCGAGACTGTGGTTTTCCCTATCATTCGTCGTGTGTTCTCTAAATTATTAGCTAACGACATCGTGTCTGTACAAGCTATGAACTTACCTATCGGTAAATTATTCTACTTCATTCCTAAAATTCAGGATAGAAAGAATAGTGGCGCGCATTGGGATCCTTATGGATATCCAAGTAACTCAACAACTCCTGAAGAAGGATATACTGATCCAAGAAACTTATACGATCGTTTTTACGAAAGTGGTGCTGGTGACGATCCTAACACTGGTTTGTTTGATTACTCTAAAGGTGCTTACACTTCAACTACTTTGAATCCAGGTGCAATCATTGCTTTCAGCAACGGTTCTGGTACAACTGTAGATATCACAACAATCACTGGTACTTCAACTCCTTCTTACCTTATCGGTCAGTTCACAGGTTTCTCTACAACTGCAGAAGGTCAATTGATTGGACCAAATGGTATGGTTATGGATACTGAAGAGTTTTTGGCTTCAACAACAGTTAACGTTAACTTTGGTAGTGGTTTAGTTGCAGTTCCTTTTAACATTGTAACTCAAAAATACGGTAAAGGTATTGTTGAATACGGTCAAAAAGCTACTGTAACAAATAGTTTCCCTACAGGTACGTACAACGACTACGTTGACCAAGTTGGTTCAATGTATGTTCAAGTTGACTTACAAGGATATTCTCCATTATCAGGTTTCACAACAACAGCTTTACCAAGTAGTTTCACGTTATCAGGTGTATCAATGAGTTTCAGAACTTATGATACATTAGAATTCGAAGACCAAATTGGTGAGGTTTCTTTTGATTTACAATCAGTAACAGTTTCTGTAACTGAAAGAAAATTAAGAGCTACATGGTCTCCTGAATTAGCTCAAGACGTTAGTGCGTTCCATAACATCGATGCTGAAGCTGAATTAACAGCTTTATTATCTGAGCAAATCGCTGCTGAGGTTGACCGTGAAATTTTACGTGACCTTAGAAAAGGTGCTGCTTGGACTGCTAAGTGGGACTACAACGGATGGAAATATGGTGGAAACAATGGTAACACATTACAGTCATATACACAAAAAGACTGGAACCAAACATTGGTTACAAAAATCAACCAAATTTCAGCTCAAATCCATAAAACAACCTTGAGAGGTGGTGCAAACTGGGTAGTTGTTTCTTCAGAAGTTTCTGCAGTATTCGATGACTTAGAATATTTCCACGTTTCAAATGCTCAACCTGAGCAAGATCAATACAACATGGGTATTGAAAAAATCGGTACTTTGGGTGGTCGTTACCAAGTTTATCGTGACCCTTACTTCCCTCCAAACAGAATTTTGATTGGACACAAAGGTAAGTCATTATTAGACGCAGGTTATATCTACGCTCCATATGTACCTTTACAATTAACTCCAACAATGTACAATCCATTTACAATGACACCTATTAAAGGTATCATGACTCGTTACGCGAAGAAAATGGTAAACAACCGTTACTTTGGTGTGATTAATGTACAAGGTATCCAAGTGTTCGATTTGAATACATTAAGATAATCTTAATTGGTATCATAAAAAAAACCCTCGAGAAATCGAGGGTTTTTTGTTTTATACTGTTTCTACAGCTTTAGATCGATTTTTAATAATATTTAATCTTCGCAAATTTGTAGTGAATAATTTGGTTATGTTAATCAAAATTCCTTTGCTTGTATCGTTATCTCCACCTTCTCGTGTTAGAGTTGGTTTATAATGTTCGATAATTTCTCTTGCACCGTCAGCGTACAAATAGATACCACCAGGAAATTCGTCAATTGCATAGAATATTACATCTGCCTCAGTTTTCATAATACCGCTCAATTTACCCCTACTTTCGTATTCTAAAAAAATATTACCTGTTGCGTTGGCAACTTTATCCTTTTTCACCTCAATTGAGTTTACAGGTTTTTCAAAAATCTTTTCGGCTACTTCTTTTTCACCTTCGTTTCCGAAAACTAAATCTTTACTAAAGTCATTACAATGTTTCATAAATTAATTTTTCTTAAATATAAGAACTTTTTTTCAAAAAAAAAAATATTTTAAAAAAAAATTTATATATTTGTTTTATGGTTGAAATAGATTACAATAAATTAAGATTAGATGTCCTCATCAAATTAATTGATGAAAGGGGCATTACTTGTAAAGCAAAAAAAGATGAGATAATAAAATATCTTAAATTGGACGATGATGGTAAATATGTTAGAGATACCACCTATGAAAAGTGGGAAGGACGTTATTTAGTGGGTATAGACCTCAAAAATCACGTACATTTGATACAGATGGGTAAGTTAGTGGAAAAGAAAGAAGCTCACCCTAAAGGCTTATATGCGTCAGATAGAATATATTATATTGCGAGCCAAAAATTAATTTGATTACCAAGTTCTACAAGCCCAATAACGAGGTTTCCAACGTGGGCCTGGATTGTCACACTTCATACGTGCTCTGAATGATTTTCTTCTCTCAGGATTATTTTTCTTAATAACCATTCTTTTACCGTGAGCAGATTTACCACCAAAACCAAAGTTCACTTTAACAACTTTACCGCTTTCGTTTTTGACATAAACTTTAAATTTTTTAATGTCACCTTGCATAATTTTACCCAATTGAACTTTCTTACCGTGATATTCAGCTTCATTAAGTAAATCATCTTCGGCAACGAAATAAGTGGATTGTACTGATCCTATCTCATCTTCATAAACGATATTTTTTGGTATTTGTGTTATTTCAACTTCATTTACTGAATTAATAGCTTCCAAAATTTGAGCTTTAGTTAATTTGATAGTTTGTTCCATAATATTGTTATTTTCGTTATAATGTGTCATTGTTGGTTTATTACCCTTTCCTACTTTCGGGTGTTTTTTTTCGGCTCTTCTTTTTTGAGCTGTCATAGCTTGTTTCTCTTTTTTATCATATGAGGAAGCCACTTTGGGGGTTTCTTTTGATACTTTTTTCGACGGTCTACATTTTGGATATGATTTACCATTTGCATCTTTTCTACCGCAAGGTGGGTGTTTACCGTTAACTTTTTTACTAACATCTACCCATTTTTCTTTGAACCATCTTCTAAGGTCTTCTTTAAGGACTTCGCCTGATTTAATAGACTCTTCAATATATTCTTTATCTTCTTTTGATACGATGATTTTCATTTTAATAAATATTCTATAAATCTATATTATTTACATTTTCTCCAACCACCACCTTTTGATTTATAGTTTTTTGCGGCCCAACCGTTGGCATATGCTGAAGGATAAACATCAAATTTTGCTTTTGCAGCAGCCTTAGACGCAGCCCATTTCGCTGGATCAGTAGGGCAATTTTTACTTTCGTCTATTTCCATAGATTCATACATTTCTTTTTCGGATTCGTTTTTGGGCTTTATACCCTTTTCTTTCATATGAATAGCTATGGCTGCTTGTTGTGCAGGACTTGAGGCCTCTTTAATACAATTAGATACCTTTTTGCCATTTTTCATTTTGTAGCCCACTTTTTTATAACCTTCCCAACAAGATTCATTCAATTCATCATTTTCTCTAATTAGAGATTTCACAACATTTTTTAATTGTCCTTCAGTAATTTTAATTAATTGTCCCATAATAATAAATATTTTTAATCTATCGATACAACCTCAAATTGTATCACATTTTTATAAAATATACTTTCTCCGTTTATTTCTGCTTTTATTTCCAAATAATAAATTCTTGGAATTAAATAAGTTGTATCTAAGAAGAAACAATTTTCATTGTTTGTTCTATCTAATGGAGTCCAATCGTGTACTATGACACTTGTATTGGCTCCTTCTTGTATATAAATTTTATAGAAAACATTTTGAAATAATTCTGTTTGAGATACATCAATCGATCTAAATCTAACAACAATTTTTCTTTTTTCTAATTGGTCTATTTTTTCATTTTGTTTAATACCGTAGAATTGTACTGCGTATCTTTGATAATCTGTTGAACTACCTCCGATTGAAAACAAAGAACTATATTGATTGGGTATAAATTTTTGTGTTACATTTGGAACTGTCATTCCATCTATAGTTAAGTTTTTCCACACATCTAAATAAAATCTTCTTCCGTCACATATCATTCCTGTCATTCCAAATGTAATTTTATAAACACCTTTTTTTACTTTGATTGACTGTAAATTACCTAATCCCGCAATTACATTACCATTAGAATCTGTAACATCAACCAATGGAGCCGTATCTAAATCATAGAAATTACTACCCTTGGTCACATATAAATAAAGATTTTGTTCAATACCTGAAATGAAATTCGATCTATCGTCCAAGATTGTATCTTCGAAAAAAGATTCAACATATGGTTCATAAAAAGTTTGAGTATACTTACCAAAAAAAGAAACAGATTGTGGGTTGGATAAAGATAATTCTTCATACGACGGTGCAAATGCGAGCCCTAAACCATAATCTGTTGTTCCACCTGTTAAAACACTATTTACATAATCTGTAATATCAACATTAATATCTTCATTTCCATTATCAAAATGTATTGTTTGGATAACATTTGGGTTAACATAAACTCCAAGCGTTGTCCATCCACTCAAGGTTGTAGCGTTATACCAGTTTGAAGGTGAGACACTATACGTGTAATCTTTACTTGTAACAACATCCGTTCCCATAGCAGCATCATACGCTGAGGAAGTTAATGTGGTTGGATTTACGACATAGTCAACACCAACACCTTCATCCCAATATTCAGGAATAGTAAAAAGTACTAAATCAAACGAAACAGCTCTATCCATACCGCTTCCTGTAGGTTGATTTAATAAATTACTATCACCAAAAATTGTATTTTTTAGACTCAAAGTGTGTTTTGTGTTTTCGTTGATGACGTAAGATCCGCTTGAAGTTAAAGATTGTAAACTACCAAAATCTACTTGGAATAAGTATCTTGAGTAATTAACTCCATAAAAAATATTGGTATCAGCATTTTTTGCTGTATTTGTTAGAGCATTACTTATAATGGTATTATTCTTAAGAAAATATGAACGATAATAAGACATCTTTTTATTTATAAATATCAATTAGTTTATTCTAATTGACTTATTTAACATGTCATTTTCTAAAGTATTGATTTGTTTTTGTAATTCTATGAAATTTGGGTCAGATTGAATAAGTGGTGTAGCCATATTATGAACGTGGCTTTGGAACAAATTATATATTGTTTTACAGAAATTTAATAAAACATCTCCCCTAACTGTAGAGTATGTATTTGGTTCAATTCTCTGAATATAATCATCCTGTGTATATTCATAA